GTACATCGTTGACCCCGGCTGCAAGTTCACACCTACCAGCGCCGCGCATACCGACATCACGAAGACCGTCGAAGCGTATCGGCAGGAGGTGCTGGAGGAGCCGTCCGTGCGGCTGGTGAAAGGTAAAAAGAAATGACGCCGCGCCAAGAATTGAAACGCTGTTTAATCGAGGCAGTCAAATGAAATGCAAGTGCGGTGGCAAGACTGATGTAAGGGATACCCGGGTTTCCGTAGAGGGCGGCGAATCATTCGCCCGAAGACGGCGAGAATGTTTGAAGTGCGGAGCCCGGTTTTCCACTATTGAAATTTTTATAGAAGGAACCCTAGCAACCAGTAAGCAAACAATGAAACCGAACAAACCCAAAGAACCAAGAAAGAAAATGGACGCCGCGCAAGTTCGCCGCAACGCGCAAGCACGGCGCATACTAGAAGAAATGAAAGACAAGGAGAACGAACGTGAACGAGATTCAAGATAATTCAGAAGAAGATGTTGATGCGTTGATTGAAACCGAGCGGCAGCAGATGTTTAACGCGCTGTTGCAAATGCTGCATAACTGTATCTGGGCGGATGAAGATTCTGAAGAAAGCGATAAAGGTATGTTCGTGTATATGCAGAACAAGCCAACGGCATTTGACGTTAAAGTATTTAAGCTCAACATGGACAACGACGAAGCGCGTAAACTCATACTAAGCTTGGCAAATTCAGTAGTAGAACAACAGCAACATCCAACGAAAATGTATAACTAATGTTTACACAGATAATGGTGTTGGACTTTGAGACAGCGTGGGACCCCAAGCTGTATACGCTGTCCAAGATGACAACAGAGCAATACATACGTGACCCACGCTTCAAGGCGTGGGGTGCGGCATGGCGCTGGTATGGAGAGAAGACCAAGCCGCAGTGGGTACCGGCCGAAGACCTCGCAGCGTTCTTTGATTCAATCGACTGGACGACAACAGCCGTCCTTGCCCACAACGCACAGTTTGACGTATCGATTCTCTCATGGCGCTACGGCCACATCCCGGCGTTCATCTTTGATTCGCTCAGCATGGCGCGGGCGTTGCGAGGGGTGGAGGTTGGCAACAGCTTGAAGAAACTGGCAGAGGTGTTTGGTCTGCCCCCGAAGGGGGATGCAGTACACAGCAGCGCTGGTTACCTAGACGATTTGCCGGATCACATCGCTGCTGAGCTGGCTGACTACTGCGTGCACGACGTTGAGCTGTGCGAGGGGGTGTTCGACAATCTGCTGCCAGACTACCCCAAGAAGGAGCTGCGGCTGATTGACATGACCCTGCGCATGTTCGTGAACCCGGTGCTCAAGCTTGACCCGTACTTGCTACAAGACGCTATCAAGGAAGAGAAGGAGCGGCGCGAGGGGTTGCTGCTGAAGCTGGGCGTGCCGGAGTCTGATCTTGCCAGCAACGACAAGTTTGCCGGCGTGCTGCGCCTCATGGGTATCGAGCCGCCTACGAAGATCAGCAAGACCACAGGCAAGCAAGCCTTCGCTTTTGCCAAGAACGACGCACTGTTCCAAGCCCTGCTCAACGGTGACAACGAGGATGTGTCTCTGATGTGTGAGGCAAGGCTGGCTGTCAAAAGTACGTTAGACAGAACTCGTGCACAGCGCTTTCTGGACATCGCGCAGCGGGGCACCCTGCCCGTGCCGCTCAACTACTACGGGGCGCATACGGGGCGCTGGTCAGCGAGTCGGGGTAGCGGCATCAACATGCAGAACCTGAAGCGCAAGTCCTTCTTGCGCCGCGCCATCATGGCCCCCGAAGGTTCTGTGTTAGTTGTTGCTGACTTGTCCCAGATCGAGCCGCGCGTGCTGGCATGGCTGGCTGACTATCGGGAGCTGCTGCAGATTTTCGCCAGCGGGGCTGATGCGTACGCAGCGTTCGGCGCGCAGATGTTCGGCATACCGGGGCTGACCAAAGAGTCGCATCCAGACCTGCGTCAGAGCGCCAAGTCAGCGCTTCTGGGGGCCGGCTACGGGCTAGGGTGGGCGTCGTTTGCGGCGCAGCTTCTCACCGGTTTCCTCGGCGCACCCCCGATCCGTTATGACATAACTTTTGCAAAACAGCTTGGTGTAAACAAGCAGTACTTGGACGACTTCGTCAACTACGAACCCAACGTGGAGCGCGCGCTGGCCATACCTCGGCTATGCGGAGATGACGAGATCATCGTGCACAGCGTCGCGGCCAAGAAGATTATCGACCTGTATCGGGAGAGGGCAGATAGCGTGCGCGACTTCTGGGGGCTGTGCGACGCTATGCTCATCAAGGCTATCGCTGGTGGTAAAACGTATCAGCACAAATGCCTGACCTTTGAGCCGGGGCGTATTCGCTTGCCAAACGGTTTACATCTGCGTTATCCTGATTTGCATGGAAACCCCGACGAAAAAGGTCGGGTGCAGTGGGTGTACGGCGACTTGAAAAAGAAGCTGTACGGTGGAAAGATCACCGAGAATGTAGTTCAAGCAGTCGCTCGCTGCGTAATGACTGACGGCATGTTGAGGATTCAGAAACGATATCCCTGCGTGTTGACAGTGCATGATGAAGTTGTGGCGCTTGTACCTGAAGCGGAGGCTGAAGAAGCCGAAGCATGGGTGCTGGCGCAGATGGTGAAGGAACCGCCGTATATGCCGGGTATCCCGCTTGCTGCTGAAACAGGGGTGGCCCAACGATACGGTGATGCGAAGTAAAAAACAAAACAACGAAGGAGCTGTGAAATGAAAACACTCAATGTTGGTCGCACAAAGTACACCCTACATACCGTCGATGGCATACATCACGGGCTGTTAGGTGAGATCGATTACTCCCAACGCACGATAACGCTGGCTACTAAGGCATTCAATGGTGCCAAGCTAAGCGCAGCCGAACGCGAGCAAGCGTTCTGGCACGAAGTCGTACACGCTGTTCTGTATGACATGCGGAGTGCTCTGGAGAGTAACGAGCGCTTTGTTGACCTATTTGCCGACGGGCTAACGCAAGTAATCAAACAGGTGTTACATGGCCGTAAGCTGGTCCCACACGTCTCTAAAAGACTACGAAAACTGCCCGCGCAAGTATCACGAAACGCGCGTACTAAAGAAGCACCCCTTCGTAGAAACACAACAAACACGTTACGGAAACGAACTCCACAAAGCAGCAGAGCAGTTCGTGAAAGGCGAAGCGCTGCCTGAGAAGTTTGCGTTTCTGTTGCCTACTCTAACTGCTTTGATGAACAAGAAAGGAACCAAGCACGCGGAGCTTAAGCTTGCTGCCACAGTTGACTACGAACCTTGCGAATGGTTTGACAAGAAAGCTTGGGTAAGAGGTATCGTCGATCTTTTAATTCTTGACGAAGAAAACAAACTTGCTTGGGTTGTTGATTACAAAACAGGTAGCAACAAATATCCTGACCGTGACCAGCTTGATCTTATGGCATTGTTAACCTTTATCCACTACCCACAGGTAGAACGCGTTAATGCTGCGCTTCTGTTTGTGGTGAAAGAAAGTGTTATCAAGCACAAAGTATTGCTGGACAAGCGGAGTAAACTGCAGAATTACTACCGTGAACGGGTGGCAAGTATCGAAGCAAGCATGGCCAACAATGTATGGAACCCGAAGCAATCTGGCCTGTGCCCGTGGTGCCCCGTCACAACCTGCGAGTTTCACCCTGATCATTAAGGAGAGCAGAATGGCTACAAGAAACTGGAAGCGCGAATATCAGATGCAGATCAAACGCGGCGAAAACAAAGATCAGATTGAGCGTCAACGTGCTCGCCGCATGTACGACAAAAAAGGTATAGACCGTAACGGTAAAGACATTGACCACAAAACCCCGATTCGCAAAGGTGGCAAGTCCACCGGTGGCAACCTGCGCTTGCGCAGCCGCAACGCTAACAGGGGTGACAACAAGGCATGACGTTTATGGTCGCTCAATACGAACAGCTTCCGTTGATCGTAGAATTTCGCACTCGCTATCCGCAGTTTGATGGCTGGAACGATGACGACCTTCTGGCGTTGTGGAAAGTAAAGCATAAAGACAGCAGCGCTAAGTTTACTGTGGAAAGTATTGTTGATGAGCCGCCTGCAAACGCTGACGATTTCTGGCTGTGGCGAGAGCTTACTGTTTACCTGTTTTTAAAAAAATATCTTAAGAGAGAAGAATGTTTACACGACAGTACTATAAATTTTTATGCAGATACTAGATAACAAAGCGCTTGTGCTACGCACGCGATACCCAGATAAGTACGCTGTTATCCCGCGCAGTAAGTACGTAGCAGACTTGGGCAACGGTCTGCATGAAGTGGCGGTTTATTGGGGGCTGGATGAAGCGCGGGTGTTGAAGAATCTCGGAGTACGCGAGGTGCCTTCGCCCATCTTGCGCAATTACAAATGGCCCGGCAAGTACAAACCCTTTGAACACCAAAAAGAAACAGCCGCGTTTCTTACGCTACACCGCCGCGCTTTCGTGTTCTCTGAACCCGGCACAGGCAAAACTTTGTCGGCGCTCTGGGCTGCTGATTATCTGATGTCCAAAGGCGAAGTGCGGCGTGCCCTGATTATCTGCCCCATCTCAATCATGCAGTCAGCGTGGATGGGCGATATAGCCAAGAGCGTAGTGCACAGAACGGCGGCCATAGCCTATCACTCGCAGTCCGACCGCAGGGTGGAAGTAATAAAGAAAGACTATGAGATCGTCATCTGCAATTACGATGGACTACCGCTGCTGGCCAACGCGATAAACGAAGACGGCCGCTTCGATCTGATCATCGGCGACGAAGCCAATGCTTGGAAGAACGTAAGCACACGGCGTTGGAAAACGCTGAATAAGTTAATCAAGCCGGAGACATTCCTTTGGCTAATGACGGGAACTCCCGCCGCGCAATCTCCAGAGGATGCGTATGGACTGGCGCGTCTGATCAACCCTGCCGGTGTACCGCGCTTCGCTACATCGTGGCGGGACAAAGTCATGCGGCAGATTACGAAGTTTAAGTGGGCACCAAAAGACAACGCCGACAACACCGTGTACGAAGCGCTACAACCGGCCATCCGCTTCACGAAAGCGCAGTGCCTTGACCTGCCCCCTGTCATAACAGTAACGCGCGAAGTGGAGTTAACCCCGCAGCAAATCAAATACTACCGAATACTCAAAGACCAGATGTTGGTCAACGCTGCTGGCGAAACAATCACTGCAGTCAACGCCGCCGCATCTGTGAACAAGCTGTTGCAGATAAGTGCCGGGGCCGCTTACACCGATACGTTGGAGGTAGTGGAGTTTGACTGCCAGCCTCGGCTCAACGTGTTACTGGAAGCATTGGAGGAAACGAAACGCAAGGTGTTGGTGTTTGCGCCGTACCGACACAGCATCGACACCATCAGCGACTTCCTTACCAAGAAAGGAATTGTATGCAAAAAGATTCACGGAGATGTCACGGCATCCACAAGAGCTATGATATTCAACGAGTTTCAGACAACGCCTGATCCAAGAGTGTTGGTCATTCAACCACAAGCAGCTTCGCACGGCGTAACACTGACGGCCGCAGACACCGTTATCTTTTGGGGACCGGTGATGAGTGTAGAGACATACGTACAATGCTGCGCTCGCGCAGACCGGCAAGGTCAGACCAGCGATAAAGTAACAATCATACATATACAAGCCAGTGAGATAGAACGACGCATGTTTAAGCAGTTGGAGGGACGCGTCCTTGATCACACTGATTTAATCAAACTTTATGAAGAGGAGCTTGCCGACACCAAAATCCGTGTGTAAAATATTTTACGTTTTTAATAAGGCTGCACAAGGCGTGAGTGTGCACCGCGCAGAAGTAAACGCTGCGTATAACCGCGCCAGTATGCGACTGGACATGTTGTTGATTCTCCCCCTAGTGCGCGTACGGACAGTCGGGAAAGACCGGCACACTATATAAACAACGAAGGAGCCTGTCTAATGTCAGAAGAAAAAGTAATACCTATGGACACGCTGGCTAAAGTCTATCTAAAGATTCGCGCCAGCAAGCAAAAGCTTACGAAGGAATACGAAGCCAGCTTAGCTGATCTTGAGCAGCAGCGCGAAGAAATAGCTAGTGTCATGCGCGAAAACATGAAGATGCTTGGCCTGAAGTCCGTGCGCACAGATTATGGCACCGTGATCATGAGTGTGAAAACGCGCTACGAAACTACAGACTGGGAGTCATTCCACAAGTTTGTTGTTGAAAACGATGCTGTTGATCTTCTGGAGCGCCGCATTGCCCAGAAAAATATGGCTAAGTATCTGGAGGATAACCCGGACAAACTTCCGCCCGGACTTAACTCTGATTCAAAGTACGATGTAACCGTTCGTAAACCTACCAATTAAGAGGAACACATGGCTAACGAAGTAGCAACATTCAATCCCGCACAACTCCCCTCTTTCGCGCGTAAACGTGAAGGCAAAGGCACCCTTACCAAAGCGCTGGCGGGGGGTGGCGGTGGTGGTTTCCCTCGCAAGATTTCCATCAAAGCCGGAGTATTCCGTCTGATTGCTGATGGCAAAGAAGTAGCGCAGATTGATGACCGGCATCTCGATGTCGTTGTCGTGAACGCCGCGCCTACAGTGCAGCGCAGTTACTACGCTGCCAAATACAGCGAGAGCGAGACCGGTGCTCCGACTTGCTGGTCGGAGAATGGTGAAGTGCCTGACAGCTCGGTAGCGTCACCGCAAGCATCGGCGTGTCTCAAGTGCCCGCAGAATATCAAGGGCAGTGGCGAAGGTGAGACCCGCGCTTGCCGCTTCTCGCAGCGCATCGCAGTGGTTCTGGCCAACGACATGGGTGGTGACATCATGCAGATCGTAGTCCCCGCCAAGTCGCTGTTCGGCAAAGAAGATAACAGTAACTTCCCGCTGCAAGCATACGCACGCTGGCTGGCCGCGCAGAATATCGAGCCGAACGAAGTTATCACGCGCATGCGGTTCGACACCAAAGCCGAAGCCCCGAAGCTGTTCTTCAAAACAATGCGTTGGTTGACCGACGATGAGTTTGAGGTTGTCGATGCGCAGTCGGCTTCCGAGACTTCCAAGAAAGCAGTATCTGCTCCGCAGTATCAGGATGGCGGCGCACCCGCCCCTGCCCGTCCCGTAGCCCCCGCGCTCTCCAAGCCTGCGGTGGTAGAAGAAGAGGAAGAGGAAGAGGAAGCCACGGCCCCGAAACCGAAGGCGAAGAAAAGCAAGCCCGAAGTGCAGGAAGAGGTTGCGGAGCCTACCGTGCGCAAGACTTCGGAGCCGCCGGCACCGAAATCCAAATCGGTTGCTGCGCTTGTTGATCAGTGGGATACCGACGACTAATAAAGAAGGGGGCTTCGGCCCCCACTAATAACCATGACTCAGACAGAAGAAGCTATCAAGAAAGATGCAGTTGATCCGCAAGTCCTTTGTGATGCACTACGCAAAGAAGCGACACGCTTGAAGATATCCGTTATACGCATTGCCAAAGCCACCGGCGCTACTCGGCAGACTGTGTATAACTGGTTCACTGGAAGTCCTGTCGCTCCTTACTACCGAGATCGCGTAGCTGCTGTCATCGACATACTGAAAGAAGCACAAACTGCGGAACAGGCTTGGAGAAAAGCGTGCAATCAATTCGGAATTCAGAACTGACGTTCTGCCATTATGTAGCATACCGCTCGCATAAATAACAACGGGAGAGGCTTATGACACCGCTTGATTTCATAGCGGCTGTGGTGCCTTCCGCTGGCTATTTGTGTATAGCGGAGCTGAGCACTAAAAAGAAGCAACACGTCTTTGCGCAGGACGTGCAGGAGTTTGCCTCGGCATTGGAAGAGTTTGATGCCAAGAAGTTTGATACGTACTTTGCACTCGGAAGTTTTGTTGAAAGCGGCAGCCGCGCCAGTAACAACGCGCTGTATATGCGTTCGTGCTTCTTGGATATCGACTGCGGAGAGGGTAAGGCATATCCCTCGAAGCAAGCCGCTGCCACAGCGCTGGACGATTTTCTGCAGACGACTGACCTCGGCATACTTGGCAACCCGTGGGTTGTATCGTCAGGCGGCGGCCTGCATGTGTATTGGCCGTTTACGGAAAACGTTGCGGTAAAGACGTGGCGCGAAGCTGCGGAGTCCCTGAAGCTCTTGTGCAAAGAGCGCGGGTTGGCTATCGACTTTACCGTGACTGCCGACGCGGCGAGGGTGCTGCGGGTTCCGGGCACCCGTAACTGGAAGGACAAGAGCAAGCCGCGCAAGGTCAAGATTCTGGCCACCGGTACGCACTTCGACTTTGCCGCGTTCTCCAAAGCCGTGCATGTCAAAGCCGCGCCGGTCGCTGATACCTTTTCGCCAATACCCGGCACACGCCCGCAGCGCAAGCGGGAGAAAACCACGCACATCAAGCTGGTCGAAAACAGCATCACAGTTTTTAAAAACATACTACAGAGAACGTCTGCTGGTAGCGGGTGTGCGCAGCTTGCGCACTACATAGAGCATGCCTCTGATGACGGCATGGAGCCGCTGTGGCGGGGGTTACTGTCGCTGGCAAAGTCCTGCAACGATGGCGAGAAAGCAGCGCGGCGGCTGTCGGCCATGCACCCCTACAACGAAGAACGCACTGCACAGAAGTGGCGGGAGATCAAAGGACCGTACCCCTGCACCAAATTCAACAGCGAGAACCCCGGCGTCTGCCCGGGGTGCCAGCACTGGGGTAAGATCACCAACCCGCTGTTCCTTGGGCGGGAGCTGGCCACGGACAACACAGCGAAAGAAATAGTGTTGGAACAGCCGGAAACGTCCAGCCTGACCCTGCCAGCGCCCGTCACTGTCACACGCCCCACGCCGCCACGGGGCTTCTCCTATGGCAAAAACGGGGGAATTTACAGGGAGATTGAAACGCAGGATGAAGAAAAGAACAACATCAAGAAGCAGGTGCTGGTACTTCCATACGATTTGTTTGCCGTAGACCTGCTCAATGTTGCCGGCGAGCATGTGGTGTATATGCTGGCACTGCGCCCCGAAGGTTCCATCAACGTCACGCTTCCGCAGAAAGCGGTGGTGAGCAAAGACGATACTGTCAAATCGCTGGCCTCCCAAAACATCATTGCCTCCTACGGCGCGGGTAATGACAAAAACCTGTTCGACTACGTGCGGGGTTGTGTAGAAGATACTTCCACAAACAAGCAAGCCATATCGGTGCCGAGCAGTTATGGATGGCAGGATGACGGCGCGTTCGTGGCTGGTGGCAAGATTTTCATGACCGACAACACCGTGCGCCAGATACCTATGCCGGGGCTGGAGAACGTGACCTACGGTTGCCAGAACAAAGGGACGCTGGAGGCATGGCGCAAATACGTTGACATGCTGGTAGGGCGCAAGATGTGGGATATTCTGGCAATGGGTGCAGGGATAGGCTTCGGCTCCCCGCTCATGGAGTTCTCCGGGCTGGACGGCCTGACCTTCCACGCTGGCTCAACACAGTCCGGCACCGGCAAGACGCTCGCGCTCAACCTAGCGGCGTCCGTATGGGGGCACCCGCGCGACTACCGAGTAAACAAGTCCACGTCGCCTGTTGCACTGCAGCAACGTGCGGGGCTGCTCAAGAACCTGCCGTTGATATCGGATGAAATCACCAGCAAGAACAGACGGGACTTTGAGTGGTTCCCGGAGTTTGTGTTTGACATGGCCGAGGGGCGCGGCAAGGAGCGGATGGAGAGCGGCGCGAACAAGGAGCGGATCAACATGTCAATTTGGTCGCTTCTCGTAATCGTGTCATCAAATACCCACGTTGTTGACTACATGACCGGCGGCCGTAAGCACAGCAGCGAGGGCGAACTACGCCGTATGCTGGAGTGGATCGTAAACGATAAGCTGACATGGGAGCTGCACGAAGTCGAGGTCATCAAGTCCTTGCGCTTCAATCACGGCGTGGCTGGCAACGTATACGCACGCTGGCTATCTCTGAACCGCATAACGGCAATGCTCATATACCAGCAGGTGTATACCAAGATACGCGACGAGTTCAAGATGAGCAACGATGAGCGCTACTGGCATGCCGGCGCTGCTTCCTGCATAGCCGGGTGCATTCTGGCGGGGCCCAAATACTCCAACATCTGCGCGCTGCCCGTCCAACCCATTATCGAATTCTTCAAAAAGCTGATAGAGGATGCCCGGCACACCATACGCTCCAACGCTCGCAGCGCTGAAGACGTGCTCAACGCTTACACCCGGGAATACTACGGTCGCTTTGTCAACGTGCGCGTGGACGAGGCATCGAAGATGCTCTACGCATCAATCGGGGACACTCGGGTTATCGACGAGTCCATCACCCGCACAGAGATATATGGGCGCGTTGAGCGCGGGGTTACTCCCGGATACGTAAACTTCTTTATAGAAGAGGCTCTTCTGAAAAGCTTCTGCTCCAGCATGTCGTATGGCTACGCGGACATGCGCAAGGAATTGGAGAAAGTCTACCGTGTTGATTACGTAAAGAAGGACATGCTGGCCAAGACCAAAGGTCCGCAGATGCGCGTCAACGCTCTCAAGATCAGCAGGCCAGAGTCCGACTTGCAGGAGCTGCAGCTTGAAGAAAAGCCACCTGAAGATTCATTTTCCATGGACTGAAACGCCACCGGGTAGCAGTTTCTTTGTGCCAACGCTGGCACCGCACAAAACAAGGGAGGCAGGGCTACGGGCGGCCCTGCACTACCGGATAAAGGCGGTTGCCGCGTTTGGCATAAAGGACGGCAAGCACGGGGTGCTGTTTACTCGGAAGACTGGCGGATGATATCCCGGTAGTCCGTTGCGAGCTCCAGCCGCATCTTGCGAAGCTCGTCCAGCTCTTTCCGTTTTTCTTCGCTTGACATGGTTGGATCGCGTTTGACAGCTTCCTCCGCTTTCTTGATGTTCTGCATCTCTCGGCGGAAGGACGGCGCACTATCGGACAAGCTAAGCCGCGCGGATTCCCGGTTAATGTACCGCTCAGCTTCTGCATCGCGCCCTTCATCCACAAGCTTGTTGAACGTATTCCGCGCTTGCTCGGCTTTCTCCAACTCCTCGTAAACGTAGTCAATCACGCGGTTGCCGTCGTTTGCTTGGAACAGGCTGCCAATAACCGGCTTCTTTGACATTTTCATTTCCGGCGACGACGGCGCATTCGGGTCGCGCAAGACAGGGTTAGCCGCAGACAGCATCGCTACCGCAAGCTGGGTGCCAACGCCCCGCACAAACTGATCAACTTGCACAGGAGAAACCATTCCCTGCGAAGCCCCGCTCAGCAGTTTAGCCAGCTCAGTCGTGTCATCACGGAAGCGCTCGGTCGGATCAAGGCGCTTCATCTGGGCGGTCTCAACGTCAGCGCCGGTAAACAAGTCTTTGCCAGTACCAAATTCAATAAACGGTTTAGCCGCCTGTGGCGTGATGTTAGGCACCGACTGCCACGCCAACGTTGCAAGACCTTTGGCAATGGGTTTGAACTCGTCTTGCCCAAATATGGTATTGGCAAACGCTTCCGGGATTGCCTTGAACAGCAAACCATATTCAAACGGAATCGGTATTCTGACAGGCTCATCAAGCCCCGGTACACGCACAAACCAGCTGGACAGCCGTTGCTCAGGCGTGGCGTTTTTGTACGCCTCGTCGTCTTCCATCA